CAAATGTAGCACCCTCTTTTTGTAATACCCCATTTAGCCAGACTTGTAAATACTTTTTATCTGTGAATGAGCCAGATGACAATGTAAAAGTCTTGTTATCATCACCAGTTGATTCAGTTCCTAGAAACTGGTCTTGATAGACATTGGTATATCCAGGAGTTTGTGGAATCCAAGTAGTAGTTGCTAAATTATAAATATAAATCTTTCCATCGTCTAATGTAACTCTAGCTTCACCATCGCTAGGTGTTGCAATTAACAAGAGTGCAGCATAGTTAGCAACAGCACCTTCCCATTTTCCGTCATATTGACTAGCAAAATCATTAATAGTCTTAATATGGGCAAAGTCAGTAATTGTGACTGTCGCACCAATTCTATGCTCTCTCACCACGCCAGTTGTTTCCACGCCCTGTCTTGATACAGACTTGATGTTGGTCATATTCTTACCAGTCAGCGTGCAAGTGATATGCTCTTTTTGAGAGCTTTCACTGTCTAATGTGAAGTAGTATTTACCAGTTGGTAAGGCAACTCCGTCATCATCTAAATTGTTTTGAATTGAGCCAGTTTCTCCACCGACAGCTATTTTACCAGCTAATGATGTTCTGAAATCTGCCACGATTATTTTTGCTTCAAACGACATATGTTTGTATTATTATTAAACTCTTTTGGTTCTAAACTTCTTGGGCAAACGGTCTTCAAAGCTCAAGACATTGTTATCTGACATCATATTGAAATCAACATAACCAATACCCTTAGCAATTAACTTGATATTTCTCTTTCCAAATTTAGGTGTCTTAATTCTTAATTCACAATAGAAAGGATAGGCACTAGCAATATTATCTCCACCAATTTGTTGTCCACCTATTGTATTATATCCTATTGCCTGTGGACTTGAATAGTCTACATAGCTAGCATTTCCACTAATAGTTCCGATAATAGAATAACCTGAATTATCAAAGTCTGCCCATATTTCAACTAATTGGTCTGGGTCAATAAGGCCAGCAAAACGCATTCTTTTCTCCTTTTTTAACATCTTAGAGCCAAAATCTTCTCCCCTACCTGTCCACTCATTTTGTATTGATTGACCTTCATCATCAAATCCAGCCAATACTTTGTAGACATCTTGAGATATTGATGAACCAACATATAAAGTTGAATCAACCTTGGCGGTCATTCTGGCTTCATATTTAACAACATCAACAGTCTGGTCAGCCAGATTTACGAATAAGATTACATTATTGTTGGTTTGTCCTTTATCACGACAGCATATAGTAATATAGCGGTCATAAGTATCCATAGAACAGTCCGAATAGTCGTAGTTTCCATATTCAAAGTGTTGAGTTAATACTATTGGTTCTATTGCGTCACTTAGTTGGTTCTTAGTTAGTATTGTCAGGACTGGCTTTGTCGGATTAGAAGTATTAACAAATACAACCCCCTTACCAGTAGAAACAACACCACGCCAAAAAGGTATCCCAATATCTTTGCGATATACCAAATTAGTAGCATTAGAGTCGTCATCTGATATTGTTAATTGATAGGCACTTTGAGACTTCATTGAAAAGTAAGAACCATCTTGTCCAACAACTACATTTAAGATAGCATCGCCACCCTCGTCTTGTGGAAACTGAAAACCCTCACCTGCTTGTCTTGGTGACGACTTAGTAAAATCAGCTAAACCTTTATTGGTGAAATCTTGCCATTGATAGTTAGCCGTTACTGCACCAGTAGTAGTTTCACCGAATGTCACATTATAAGCACCAGTGGCATAGTTAATCGTTCCAGTTCCTCCGTGACTTCCAGTTAGAGTTCCGTCATAGTTGTCCTTAAATGTTTCTGTGCCAGTAGAATAAGCACCGCTGAAGGTGACGGCAAAACAAATTCTTGAAGCACCACCAGCCTTAAATGCTAAAGTTCCAGTGTAATTAGTAGAGCCTAAAGCACCAATCGCTTCTGAGGTAACGGCCGTATAGACTGTTGAGTTCTGTCTATCAATATAAGAGCCGTATAAACCAGTCTTGTCTTCTTCCCTATTCCACAATAAACATCTTCCCCTATCAACCAATATGTAACCCTTAAAGTTTTTTGACGCATTATAAATATTAACTGGACTTTCTGGGAAGGCGTTATTTATTAAATAAAAGCCATCTACGCTATTAAATAAGGTAAAAGCACCAGCCAAACTTGAATAGTTGGCACAAGAAACATCGGTATCTGTTAGACCTGTTAAAATATCAGTCCACACCCCAGCCTTGAGATACTGTAATTTGTCAGAAATCTTGCGATACAGCACTTTTACGCCCTTGGTGGTATATCCAGTCCATAAAGCATTTATTTTGCCCACAAGGCCAGCAGAGCCGATAATTTGACGACCACCAGCTAATTTTATTCTTCCGTCTTGGGTAATCCAATTAAAAGAATCTGACGCAGCCTCACGAGGTATCAACTCGTCATCTAAGACATTGTGTATTCCTTTTGAAAAAATCTCAATCTTATTATCCATTTTAGTTGTTTAACAGGTTTGAGTTCCACATAGCCATTCTCTCTAGCCAATCGTTATATTTTGATTGATTTTCGGTAGCATAGCTCTTGGCCTTATCAAATTGCTGAATAACATAATCTTCGCTAGCCATTCCGTGATATAAGATGTCGTGAAACATCGCTGGAAATAATGGCTCATCATCAATTTCTAGGTCTTCTGGGAAGAAAACATAATCGTATGTCACTGTTCCAGACTGAGTTATGCTGAAATATAATTTATCATTGGCATAATCAATCCAGCAATATCCATCTCTGCCGTCATATTGATTTCTATCTGACCAATTAACCAAAATCTTTGGACTATCATTGACATAAACCAACTTTTGTGCCGAATTATTAACTAATCCTCGTTCTTGATTATTGGTATAATTTCCATTCTCGTAAATATAGGCAAAATCTGTTGGTAATGCAATGTTATTTCCATTAATAACTCCGCTATATCCTTTCTTGGCGAATTCCCACGGCCTATCAGCCCATACTTGGCGATAAATCTTATTTAATAACTCAAGTTCTTGGTCAGACGATAGCTCGGTAGCATCGTCAACATAGAGTTCAAACTTTTTGATGATATTATCAGCTGTCATATTATTTTAATTTATTCTTAATAAAGTTATAAATCCAAACAACTAGATTAAATAGTGCGTGTCCAATAATTATAACTGAATAAAACACCATCCTTACTGCCCAAAAGAACACTGCCAATACGATAATTCCCCAAATAATGTTAATCATATTTTTAGTTCTTATCTCTGCCCACCAAGATTGATGAGCAGGGGAAAAACTAAGCAGCAGCAACCTGAACAACTGAAAGTGTGCCATTAGCAACTCTTGACCAAGCAATCCAATTAGTGGCAGAAACGCACAATAATTGAACCATTGTTCCAGCAGCACCAGCGATAGCCGATTCAGCATTAGCACCAACACCACCATTGATACCAACAGTAGCTGGAGCAGATGTTCTGATTTCATAACCAGTCGTATTGGTTGAAACTAAAGTGATTAAAGTTCCAACAACAGGAGCAGGTAATGTCACCCAGTGATTAGCGTTAGCTGAAGTCACAGTGGCAATCTGAGTTCCTGGGGTAATAGCACCAGTTCCAGTTCCATCAGCAGTCGGGACATAAGACTTAACAATACTGTTCTCAATGGCACCCCAAACAGGAGCAGCAGTCGTTCCAGAGTTACGATAAAGAACACCAGTTGTAGAGTCTGTCATTAAGCAACCAGGAGCAAACTTAGAAGCAGTTGTTAAGAAACTACCAGCAGATTGACACTGAGTGATTAATCCTTCCGAGTTAGTATCTTGGATTAAGATACCAACTAAATCTTTATCTGTTTTCATAGGTTTATATTTATGGTTATCAGGGGAGGTTTCCCTCCCCTATTAAACCTATTACTTAAGCAGCAATCTTTAAGTCAAGGAACTTTTTAGCACCATCGGCAAAGGTCTTAATACCAGCCAAGTAGCTAGTAAAGACATTAGTTCCACGGCGGTCAGCAGTTGGGCGCATATCAACTTCTTTCATATCTTGAACCACAACATCAATACCACCTTTCTTGCCATAATAAGCGTGAACATAAGGAGTTGTCCAGCCATCACCAGAAGCAGATAAAGTTTTGGCAACAGTAATACGACCAGAACCAATACCAACTATATTTAGAGTATCAGCAGTATCATCATTAGTAGCAATAAAGCGATATTCATCGGTAAATAAGTTTTGGTTCGCAGTGCTTAAAGCAACTTGGGTAGCAGAAGTAGTTCCCGGATTGTTAATTAACCCAGCTAGGTTAGCACGAGTTTCATCTACGTTAGTACCAATTAAAACATTTCCCGGAGTAGTGCCAATAGCAGAAACAAAGGTCATAGTAACACCGTTAATAGTAACGGTATTACCAGCAGTTGGTTTAGTAGCTAGATTTAAGGTAACTTCACCGGTTAGATTTTCACTGACATAAACCTCAGCTTGAGAAATGCTTCCAGCATAACCATTTTTCCATACCGACTCAACAATGTTGAACTCTTTGGTTAATAAGAATTGTTCCATATCAGATAGGGCATAGGAATCAACGACCATACACATATTAGACAAGGTTTGATGAGTGCCTTTTCTTAATTTGGCTGGCATACGAGTAACCATTTGAGGAACAGTGGTAGAGCTTAGGGTAATAGGAACTCCAGTAGAAGCTAGGGTTGTTAAATCACCAGTATCAAAGGTTTGGTAGGCATTCTTGGTTTCGTATAAAATACGAGCATCTAGGTCAGCGGCAACCTTAATGGCAATTTGACCACCAATAACTTCACCCGGATTTAATGGACCGGCTTGTTTCACTTCACCATCAGAAATGTGGAATACGGCTTCCTTTTCTAGGTTAATGACAAGCAGTTCACTAGTATCGGTAATACTATCAATAGTTGAAGCATTGCCACGAGTAACGGAGCGAACACGCACACCAGAAATGTCGTAAGCAACCCGCTCAACACTTTCCCCATATTTTAGCACGGGCTCAAAGCGTAGATTAGCAATTTTTTTGCCGACCAACACCTTCTGGAAGACCTCTTCATAAGCGTTGTCAAACTGGGGCTTGAAATCTGTTAGACTCATAAAATTAAATTAAATTAAGTGAATAAAGCCCCGCAATTAGTTGTTACTAGAGACCAATTCTATTCTGTAGATTTTCGTTATACTTTTTCCTAAGAACTGGATTAGACATAACTTCCTTGAAATAATCAGGGTTGTTTATCTTAGAATAATCAATCTCAGTAATTTCGTCTTTACTTCCCCCAGGAGTTGAGGTTTCAAGAGTCTTTTTTCCTGTTGCGAGGTGTCCGTAAGCTTCCTCTATAATCTTCGTAAATGTTTTGTGAGCATTACGAGGGTCTAGAGAGAGAGATTTAATGACATCTTTATTGACAATATCCTTATATTCAGGCATAGCTTCCATTGCCTTTTCAAAATGGACATTAAAAGCTTCATCAATCTTTTTGGCATTTTCAGCTTCCTGAATAGGTTGTATTGCCGATAAAACTTCGTCTTCAACCTCTTTTTTGGTCTTTGCCCTAACGGCATTAGCAAAATCCTCTAAAAAAGATTCATCTACATCGTGCCTTTGAGCAATTTCCCTTAAATCTGCTGAGACTTCTCGTTCACTAGAACCAGCCTCAATAGATTTTTGTAATTCTTTCATTTGCCTAGTCAATTCTTTGTTTTCACGCTTCATTGCTAGGTAGGTTGAAAGAGGAACTGATTTCTCCTGAACAGTTTCAGTTCCCAAAGCTGCACCGATAGTTTCTTCACCATTGTTATTATTTTCCTCTGGTGTTTTAACTTCGGTTTCTAACGGTGTTTTTAACTCCTCCGCAGGAGCACTAATGGTTTTTTCTTCCATAGTTTAATCTATTTAACGACTAGACCCGTCGGGGTTTTATTCCTCCTCCCAGAAGGTTAACTGTAACATTTACAGCTTTGAGAGCTAGTTAAAGCCCTCCCTAGCTATAAACCTTGCTGTTTTTCTTTTAGGGCTTCAACCGCTAATTCTTTATTCTTTTTGGCTCTATCTATTACCCGATACAGATTTAACTTGGCTTCCAGTCTAGCAATAGTAGTAATTAACTCAATATGACTGGCACTTTTGTAGCTTGATAATAAAACATCAATAGCAGAAGAAATGTCATTAAGTAAGGTTTCTTTCAAAATCTTACCACCATCAGAGTCAGATAGGGCGTCTATACTAGCATACTTTTTAATGTCCTCTTTTATTTCTTTTTCATCAATGTTTAACATATTTATTTTTTTTCTTTTAGGGCAATACCAGTTTGTTTTTCAATTTCAAACAATTCGTCATCGTATTCTTTAATGGCTTGGGTATATTCCTCTAAATCTTTTTGAATTTTTTTAATTAAAGTTTCGGCTTCCACTGCCATAAATATAGCTAATTTCTCTTTTTCGTCAGTAATTTTATTAACAATAGGATTGTGTTCAACTATATTAGATAATTTGGCTTTTTCGTAAGATAATTTGGACTTTAACTCTTTTTGAACCTTTTTTAAGTTGTTATAATGTTCGGCTACCTGTTCCATAGTAAAATCAATAGTAACACCGCTCTTTCTAATTTGCGACTTTTGATTATCGGTAGCTTCTTTAATAATTTGATACTTATAGTTCATAAGGTTGTTGTAACGGCTGACCAGCTTCGGCAGTTAATTCACCATTGGTATTACTAGTAGGAACATTTGCCGTTGTTTGGTTGTCCGTTTGGTTAATAATAAAATTATTTAATGCCCTAGCTTCATTTTTCATTATAATTGGCGTTAAACTCATAACATATTGTGTTAATGCCCTAAACTGCTCCGTAGAAATATCTTCTTCGTGGTCGTTAATATAATCAACCACTCTTTGCTTATAGGCATTATTGGCAATCCTATTGGGCTTAATAGTTTCTCCGTCAAGTATTCGCTCTATATCTCTCTCTGCTTCACTCATCAACTCACTATTGCCATAATCTGTTTTATCTAATAAGTCTTTAATTTCGTCCTCGTTAAAGCCAACTATTTTAGCCTGCATTTCAAAAACTTTTTTAGGATTACATTGTTGATTGATAGCTTGCATAGATAAAAATGATAATTTAGCTTTTTGGTCTTGAATTGAGGTCATATCCTCGGCATCAGAAGTCTGAACTAGCACACCAAACTCATTATCTTTTTTACTGCGGAAGATGTCTCGTTTAGTTACCTCTACGACTTCTACCCCATTAGGACCAATCATATCTACTGCCATTTTCTTATTCAAGTGCTCTCTGACGCCCCACTCATATAATTTAGCAAATCTTTTATAGCCAAAAGAATAAGATTTGTTAAGTAAGTTGAACCTATCGGCAGCAGCAGCCTGATTACCCTCATAAATACCAACCTTACCACTTTCATCACTCATACCTTTTGAGCCGTCAGTAACACCAGAAACTCTTTGCTGAATACCTTCAAGGATATTAAATACCTGAATAGGGGTGTTAATGCTGGGAACAGCTAGGGTCTGAATTGTTTTATTTATATCAAAATCTCCCTTGAAATAAATATAACCATCACGCCTATATTTCAATGTTGCCATATCAGCGATTGCTTCAACATTAACAGCTTTCATCGGTTTATTTATGGCTTCGGCATTGTCTAGCATTTGATTGATGCTTACATCTTGAGCCATAAATATCTCTCGGACATAATCACAATAACTCGGAGTCCAAAACTCTGTTAAATCAGGAAAAGCCGCCCAAGTCCACACTGGATACATATTACTAGCAAATATGTCAGATAGCTTTTCGCAGCGAATTACATCCCCACTATCGGTCATCAATAAATAATATCTTTCACCTTCATAAGTGGTGAACCACTCCCAAAACTTATATACATTAGGTTGAATAGTTTGTTTCTGTCCGATTGTATTTTGCCCGTAACTTCTTGATGTTTTATTAGTATCTTCTGGGGCGGTATCATTAACATTTCCACCCGATAAGAGAAGATTACTCACTGCCGTTTTATAATATAATCCTTCCTTGACTCCGGCTTTTAGTTCTCTGGCTGTTTTTAGGATATTATATCTCCCGAGATTAAGAGCTTTTTCAATATCTAGACCACCACACAATGGGTCAATTAAAAAGTCATATACATCACAATTTTCTAGGTTGGATTGATATGTTCCCTTATCGGAAGAGGCAGAATAAAAATAAATAGCCCGCCCGTATATAATAGCTTGCTTTTTGCCAGCTAAATCTTTAATGTCCCAATCGTCCCTTAATGAGTCAACCTGTCGTAAAGCATTTAGCATTTCTACCCTCTTTAACTGACTTTCTTTTCTTTTTATAAACTTAAAAATTAAGGGAGTGTCTATTTTTGACATTAAAGTGTGAACAAACTCCTGCATCCTAGATAAAGCTACATTAGACCTAGACTCAACTGGGGCTATCTTTTTTCCATAATACATATCCTCATTAGCGTGCCAATGAGAAATTTTACCTTGTTTGTATATTCTGGCAGCTTGTATTTCGTTTAGAGCTTGGGCTGCTATTTTATCAGCGACTTGTTTATTTATCATATTTTTTAACATCCTATTTCAGGATATAATAGTTTTTCTTCTTCGGGAATATAATAATTTATTTTTTTAACTTCGGCATAGTCTTTCATCTGCCAAGCTATTGCTGTTGCCATCAATAAGTCAAAGTGTCTGGTGCTTAATCTTGGGTCTGGTTCGTTGTCTATTACATCGTTTCTGGTGTAACTCATACACTCTTTTATTATACTATAATCTGATAATTCCAACAAGCCATCGTTACAAGCCTTTACTAGGGCAAATATCATTTTTGGTTTTGTGGCGGCATTAGTATTCCAACCATATTCGGTTGGTTGAGCGGTCTGGTCTATCCTAGTGTCAGTCTTGGGGGTTTTGAACAATTTAACTCCTAATTGTTTTGCACGGGCAATAGTAGCATAGCCGTGATTATTTTTTTCAATAGCGCACAATGGTTCACCAAAATACTCTCCTTCTCTTTTAATCTCATCAGCAAAAACATCTGGTTTAACATTATTATTGGCAAAAGTAGCAACTACCCTAGCTGGAATAGTATCAAAATCAATAAATACAGAAGTTGAACTATCTAATCCTACCCCACCAGAAACATCGTGTCCACTAGCATATCTATGACTAGGGTTATATTCATAAAAAATCTTAAATCCCGCTATTTCTTTAATTGGTTCTTTGACTTTTTGTTTTTCAAGTGCTTCTCTGTCAAAAATAACATCTTTACTTGCACTAGGTCTGCACATCCTTTCCCCCTCAAAATCGTCATCGTCTTTTTTCATCTGCTCAATATCTTCTCGAGTGTATCTGTCAGCCCAAGCTATAACACCTTTTTCGTCAATAATGGGGATAATATCAACTATATTTTGGTCAGAAGATTTTTCAACTAGGCGATGAACATTTCCTAATTCGGAGATATAATTACAAGTAACGATATAAGAGCCATTTATGGATAAACCAGTTCTAGCTTCTTCCATATTATCCCAGATAGCTTTGGTTATGACGGCACTTCTTAATGTTTTACGGCTTTCAATATCCTCAAACCAGATTAAGTCAGGTCTAGCATTTTCTTGAATTGAGCCCCGTTGTTCAGTGCCAACTGTATCAGCTAATACTTTTATTCCAGTAGAAGTTGTAAAAGAACTCATTCTTTCTTCTCTTTTTTTATTAGTTTTTTCAAAAATTTCGGGATATAATCTAATAATTTTCGGGTCAATAAGTATATTATATAGGTCGGTTACAACCTGTGCTGAATTAGTAAAGTCCGATGATAAAACTTTTATATACTTCCTAAAATGGTCTAGGTCGTTGGCAAGGGCAAAACCAATAAATAGTTTAGTTCTGGCAGATTTAGCCCCTCCTCTAAAAGTTATATTGGTGTAAGACCTAATTTGCCCACGATAAGCTTTGATGTTATTTCCATCCATCGTTTTGTGATAGGGTGCGTCTTTACTGGAAAAATACTGGGGGAAAAAATATCTAGACCACAAATTAAACTTGAATGCTATGGCTTCATTGCTGTCGGTCTGGTCAAAAGAAAATAATGCTTTTTTTGCTTTTAAGTCATTGCCATTTAAGATTTGCTGGATTTTATTATTAGTTTTCTCCATTAAGATATTCTTCTATTATATTGTTAATTTTTGACTTTTCTTCGG